CCTAGGGGGCGGGTGGGCGGTCATTTTGCTGAACCCGCCCCCACCGCCTGTGCCGCGGAATTAGGATGCAGGGTAATAAAAAATGTACGCGCTGTTATTTTCGCTCTTCTTTGGGCAGTGCGGCCCCGGTGGTTGTGCGATCCCGCCGCAGGGCCAACCGATGGTCACCGACCGCACGGTGTGGCAACAGGCCATCTTTGATCTAGAACTTGTGCCACCTGAGGCCCAACTCTGGTTCGACGATTCTGCGGTCCAGGTTGTAAATGGAAAAGCCTATGTGCGAACGCCCCCCTTGGAGCCCGGCCGGCGCTACCGCTATCGCGTCACGGCCCGGTGGGGCGATGTCGAGCGTGCGTGGACTCTGAGCTTTTCGCCCGGGCAGACGGTCCGCGTGGCGCTCCGGCGCGATGAACCCGCGCCCTCGACGGCCCCCGGCGATGCCGACGGCTCCGCATCTTCTGATGGTCTAGAGCATGCATTCAGGCCAGAAGGGCAGTTACCGGTAGTGGAGCAAGACGGAGTCCAGAACTTCGGCATTGATCGCTCCGGCCTGAATGGTTCGGCCGAACGGATCACGCTTGATGGCCGGGAGATCACCCGTTCCGAGGCTGCGCAGATCCTTCAGGCTGGGAGCCTTCACGACGACAGCGGCAAGTTGCGCCTGACGGTGATCGGCACGGAGGCCGACCGCCGCCGGGTGCTCGATGACTTAAAAAGCCGGCTTGCCGATATTGCCAGTCAATGCCTGGTCCAAGACTATTCGCCGGATCATTGGGCCGTGGCTAGGGCAGGCTTCTACACGGCTGGAAAGCCGACGATCTACGTGCAGGCCCCGGATGGCAAAGTCCTGCATCGCCAAGACGACTATACGGATGGGGCAGAGGGATTGAGGCTGGCCTTCGAGCAACTGCGCAAACCCGATCCGGACTACCGCCCAGACAAAGATCCGGACCTCAGGCGGCCAGTGAGAGGTCTGCTATCGAGGGTATTCGAAATTTTGATGTATCCCTTCCGCGTGATCCTCTCGTGGCTTCTCGCCGCGGGGGTGGCGTTCATCCTTGTCGTGTTGGTGATGAAAGGCTGGCTGTTCTACCTCTTCGGCCTTTTGGCAAGTCTCGTGCCCGGGCCGCCGAAGACTACTCCCAAACCACAAAGCCAGGGCTCTAAGACCCGCACGCCCCGGCGATCTTCCACCAAATCACGTGCAAGGAGGTGATCGGCGTGTCTACGATCGTCAATCTAGCCGATGCGGTGGTCTCGGAGCTGAACAGCGAAGAGTGGAGCCTCCCGTTCGCCGCCCGGCGGCTCTATCGGCCGCGATTTATGCCAGTGGACTTGAAGACGCTTCAAGTGAGCGTCGTCCCCAGAGCTTTGCTGATGGAGGGGGCAAACCGCACTGAGGACAGCTATCAGTACCAAATCGACGTCGCCATCCAACAGAAGCTCGATGCCGAGACGGTAGAAGAGATCGATCTATTTGTGGGGCTGGTCGAAGAGATTGCCCGGCATTTCAGGTGGCGGCGGCTGGCGGCGATGCCCACCGCCTTATGCGTGAAGGTGGAGAACGAGCCGGTTTATGCCATCGAGCACCTCGAGGAGCTACGATGCTTCACCAGTATCCTGACCCTCTCGTTCCGTATGCTGGAGTGAGCGATGGTGGGAGTGAAGGCGAAAACTCGCAGCCAAATGCATAAGGTGGCCCGGAAGGCCAAGCAGGCCAACATCGAGAATCTTGGTCATGCTGGCGGCGCGATCCGCCTGGCGGCCGTCCGTAGCATCCGCAAGCGCAAGGGACCGGCACCACCGGGCCGGCCGCCGCATACACACACCCGGCGTCTACCCCGGGCGATCAAGTACGCCGTCGAAAAATCTCGCCAGGTGGTGGTCATCGGGCCGGATGTGGAGTCGTTCGGCACCGCCGGGAAGGCCCACGAGCATGGTGAGCGATACCGGCGGGAGCGCTACCCGAAGCGCCCCTTCATGGGCCCAGCCCTGGAAAAGATCAAACCCCGCCTACCGAAACTATGGGCCGGATCGGTACGGTAATTCACACTGTGGAGGATAGAACATGACAACCAATTGGAAACTCGGCCGCGAGTGTACGCTTTCGATCGGCAACAACCCGTTGAAGCTGGCCAAAGAGGTGACCGTCGAACTCGGCGGGAGTGAGGCCGATGTAACGACGCGGGACAGCCAGGGCGTGAAACGAACTGTGGTGGCCCTCAAGGAACTGACCATTTCGGGCACAGCGATCTACTCGCCGGATGATGTCGCCGTGCAGGCCCTGATCACCGCCTACACGGACGGCACTGCGATCGAGGTGACGGTTTCGGACCCGACCTTGAGCTACACCGGCAAATGGGCGGTCACGAGCCTCTCGCAAGGCCAGCCGCTGGAGGACGTGGCCACGCTGGAATTCACGCTCAAACCGACACTGGAGGCCTCGACAGTATGAGAACTTTCCAGGATAGCGCTGGTCGAACGTGGACGGTCGCCGTCAACGTGGACGCTGTTAAACGGGTTCGCGACCTCTTGAAGGAGGACCTGCTGGATATCGAGCAGACTTTGCCGCGGCTTCTCGTCGACCCGATCCTCTTGTGCGATGTGGTCTATTGCGTCTGCAAGCCACAGGCGGATGCCGAGAAGATTTCCGACGTGGACTTCGCCCGGGCGATGGCGGGCGGGACCATCGCCCAGGCCAAGGCGGCCCTGCTCGAGGAACTCGTGGATTTTTTCCCCGAGCCGAGCCAGCGGGAGACCCTCCGGCTGGCGATCGCCAAGTACAACCAACTGAGCCAACGAGTGAAGGAACTGTTCACAGCGCGAATGAACAGCCCGGCGTTGGCGCAGGAGATCGAGGCTGCCCTGACGGGCGCTTACGACTCGTTTACGAGCTAGCGGGGATTGTTGGCGTCGACCCGGGGCCGCGGACCTTGCGGGAGTTGTGCTGGATGGTGGAGGGTCGGCAGCGAGACCAGTGGAACCACACGGCGCAGGTACTGGCCATGCTCTACAACGCGTTCCGCGCTTCGAAGTCGAGACCGCTCAGTCCGGCCGATTTCCACCCCCTGGTCAAGAAACCCGCGGTAACGACGACGCTCAAGCAGTTGAGCGAACTGGGCTTCCTGAAACCGTCCAAGGATTGAGCCGATGCCAAACCCTTCGGGAATTCGTGCTGGCCAGGCCTTCGTCGAGCTGTTTGCCGATGACAGCCGATTAGTTCGCGGCCTCAATGCTGCCTCCAAGAGGCTCAAAGACTGGGGACAGAGCGTCACGGCAGCGGGCCAGCGCATGCTAGCCACGGGGGCAGCGGTCACGGGAGGGCTGTTTGGGGCTGTCAACGTGTTTGCCTCGATGGGCGATGTCGTGGCCAAGGCCAGCGATCGCACAGGCATCGGTGTTGAGCGGCTTTCTGAATTGGCTTATGCGGCCGAGCAGTCGGGGGCTGACCTGACCACGCTTGAGTCTGGCCTGCGTCGAATGCAAAAAACGATTGCCGAGGCCTCAGCGGGTTCGAACTCGGCCCAGGAGGCTCTTGCCAACCTGGGGCTTTCCGTGGAGCAATTGGCCGCGCTGTCCCCGGACGAGCAATTCACCCTCATCGCCGATCGACTGGCCCAGATCGCTGATCCCGCCCAGCGGGCCGCGGCGGCCATAAAAGTCTTCGGCCGAGCAGGGACCCAGCTTCTCCCTATGGTCGCCGACGGTGCTACCGGCATCGAGGCTCTGGCCAGCCGAGCGCGAGAGCTAGGCCTGGTCATCAGCACGGAGGACGCAAACGCCGCTGTCGAGCTGGGCGATTTGATGGGCGACCTCTGGAAGATGATCAAGATGGTCGCCTTCACGATTGGATCAACCCTCGCCCCCCTGCTCAAGGACCTTGTTCAACGCGCGTTTGGGGTGATTAAGAGTGTGACGGATTGGATCAAAGCCAACAAGACTGTAGTTGTGACAGTTTTTAAAGTGGCCGCCGCGGTGGCAGTCGGCGGGGCGGCTTTGATCGCCCTGGGCGGCATTCTCACCGGACTGGGCTTTGTCTTTGGCACACTTGCGAGCATCGTCGCCGGTGTAGGGACAGCCTTGGGCATGATCGGGTCGGTCTTGGGCGCGATCTTATCGCCCATTGGGCTCGTGATTACTGGCCTGGTATCGCTCGGCGGCTATCTGCTTTATATCTCCGGCACGGGGCAGAAGGCTTTGTCGTGGCTGGGTCAGCAATTCGCCGCCCTGCGGGATACAGCCCTAGCCGCCTGGCAAGGTATCTCCGACGCCTTGGCCGCCGGGGACCTCAGCCTGGCCGCCCGAGTACTATGGCTGACGCTCAAGATGGAGTGGCAGAAGGGCGTGGCGTGGCTGACGGACAAGTGGATCGGCTTCAAGGAGGCCTTTATGGCCGTGGCCACCGAGGCGGTCTACGGGACAGCCAAGATTCTCACCTCGGCCTGGGCTGGAATGCAAACCGCTTGGGTCGAAACAGTAGCCTTCATGTCTGAGGCCTGGACGACATTTACCCATCATGTAGTCACCGGATGGCGGACGGCACAAAACTGGATCGCGAAGAAGTTGGTCCAGCTCATGGCGATGTTCGACGAGACTATCGATGCCGCCGCTGCCATGCGGAGCCTCGATGAAGACTTTGCCCGGGAACAGCAGGAGCGAGATCGAGCGACACAGCAACGACTTCACGATATCGAGGCCAGCCGGGAGGCCAAGCGCCAGGCGATCGAAGAAGAAGAACAGGGCACGCTCGATATCCTAGAAGAGGAGCGGCAGCGCCGCCATGTGGAGCGCAAGCGGCAGTACGACGCAGACCTCAAGGCGGCCGAGGACGCGGTGGCCGAAGCCAAGCGCCAGTGGCAGGAGGCCCTCGACGAGGCCGCCCGCAAACGAGCGGAGATTAAAGAGACCGCCGGCCCGGAGCGCATCAAGGCCATCGGTGACCTGGAAGGTTTCGACTTCGAGGGCCTGGCCCGGCGATCCATAAGCGTCACCGGGACCTTCAACCCCTTGGCCGCGGCCGGTCTAGGGACCGGGAGCCCCCTGGAGCGTGCCGCCCGGGCCGGCGAGGAGACGGCCAAGAACACCAAGAAGCTGGTTCAACAGGCGCAACAGCGCGGGTTGGTATTCGCCTGATCGGAGGATGCATCGCGGATGCCGATCACCGTCCACGAGAAATGGGAAAGCCGCGAGACGACCGAGGGGGAAAGCCCGTCGATCGACCTTATCTATATTGTCCGCGGCACCGATAGCGACCTGGCCGCCAAAACGGCCCTGACGGCGGCTTCGCCGGTGCTCTACGACGGCCTGGTCCGCCAGAGCCTGCACATCGAGCGCGTCGCCGAGGACATCTGGGAAGGCTCGGTCCGTTACGGCCAGCTTCAGCCGCCTGAGACCGGGGATTCCACCTACCAATTCGACACGGGCGGCGGCACGCAGCACATCACCCAGAGCCTGCAGACGGTCGGCCGCTACGCCCCGCCGGGAAAGACCGCGCCCGACTTTCAGGGGGCCATCGGCGTTACCCATGACAACGTCGAGGGCGTGGACATCACGGTGCCGGTCTACAACTTTTCGGAGACGCACTACATCGCATCAAGCTTAGTGACCGGTGCCTACAAGGCCACCCTCTTCTTTCTGACCGGCAAGGTGAATGCCGGTCCCTTTCGGGGCTTCGCGCCCGGCGAGGTGCTGTTCCTGGGGGCATCCGGCTCCAAGCGTGGCCGGGACGACTGGGAGATCACCTTCCGCTTCGCCGCCAGCCCCAACGTTACCGGGCTTCAGGTGGGCAACATCACGGGCATCAACAAGAAGGGGTGGGAATACCTCTGGGTCCGCTATGCCGACGCCGAAGATACGGCGTCCGGGACGCTTGTAAAAAGGCCGATCGCCGCCTACGTCGAGCAGGTGTACCAGTACGCAGATTTCTCGGGCCTGGGAATCGGAACCTGACGGAGGCTGCCGCCGTGGGAAACCCCTTCAAGAAAGTGCAGCCGGGTCAGAAGCTGGAAATCCCGGCCGAGGCCTTCAACACGTTCATCGACGCGGCGCTGGACTACAAGGCCCGGCAGCGTAGCCAGGGGCAATCGTGCGACCCCCGCTATCCGAACAGCACGATCATCAAGGTCCGGAATCTGTCGGGTGCAGATCGCGAGCGGTTCGATGTGCTGGCCCTCGAAGAGCCGATCATCCACCCGCTGGAGAACCTCGAGGCGTTCCAGAACGAGCCGGCCTGCCGCGGAGTAGTACCCAGCTTGACTCCCTCGTCTTCAGGTAGTCCGGCTGCGCCGCAGCATTTCGGTCGGTTCGCCGTGCTCTTGGAACCCGTGGCCGCCGGCGAGATCGCCCATTCCGCCTGCGTCGCCGGAATGACAGTCGCCCGCGTGAACGTTATCGACGAGGACCACCAGTACGCAGACATCGCTGACGGCACCTGCTCTTATCTGGAAAGCCGGCCCAATGGTGCGGCGACCATTCTGTGGCGGCAGCCCGGCTTGGGGGTCCGCTGGGCCCTGGTGCGTATCGGCAATGTGCCGGAGGACATCTGCCGCTTCCAGCTTACGACCGGGCTGCCGCGGTGCGGCCGGGCCGATGCGGTCAAAATCCTGTTTTCCGAGGAAACCGGCTGGTGTGACGGCCGGGAATCCCTGATGGTTGTGGACTCACTGGGCATCGTCCCGGGTGAACTGCCGGCCGGTATGCTCGGCTGGGCCAAGTGGATGCCCGATAGCAGTCGTTGGGAATTGCTGGCCTACGGCGATGGCTGTTGCAGCAGTTCGTCATCGTCCAGCAGTTCCTCTTCTTCGAGCAGCTCGAGCTCGTCTAGCAGCTCTTCCAGCTCCAGTAGTAGTTCTTCCTCTTCCGCCAGTTCGTCGAGCAGTTCTTCCGGCGCGAGCAGCTCCTCGTCCTCCGGGAGTTCGTCCAGCGGCAGCAGTTCTTCGGGGTCTAGCGGCTCATCGGGCAGTTCCGGTCCTTCCGGCGGCTCCGGCAACTGCCAATGTATGACGGTGATCACGAGCGTCTCCGTAGATGAAAACGGCTGCCTCGTGGTCACCGCCCGGGAAATCTGCATGCCGGAGGACTGCCCGATGGGCGATGAATACAGCTACACGGTCTGCCCGCCGTCTTCGAGCAGCTCGTCCAGCGGCAGCTCCAGTTCGTCTTCGTCAAGCGGTTCTTCTGGATCGTCGTCCAGCAGTGGTTCGTCCGGTTCTTCCTCCGGCAGTTCGTCGTCCAGCGGGGAAAGCTCATCCTCCTCGGGCGGTTCTTCCAGTAGCGGCCCTTCATCCAGCGGCTCCTCCGGCAGTTCGTCAAGCAGCTCTGGGAGTGGCAGCTCGTCAAGCTCGTCGTCAAGCGGTGTACCGTCGAGCAGCGGCCCTTCGTCGAGTGCCTTCGGCAGTTCTTCCAGTTCGAGCAGCGGTTCCAGTAGCGGCGGGCAGAGCAGTTCATCGTCATCCGGGGCCGAGGGCAGCTCGTCGAGCAGCAGTCCGCCCTCGTCGAGCGGGTCGGTCCCCCCGCCGCCACCACCTCCTCCCCCTCCGCCTCCGCCAAGCAACTCGTCCAGCGGG